GACCCCGAAAGGGGAAGACAAGAAGCGGGCGGCGAAACCGAAGACCTACGGCATCAAGGGACGCTCCGGGAAAACCCACCGCGTAACTAAGGGAGAGGGCTCGGTAACTGAGCCGCTCCAGCAGCACGGCGAGCTGGCCTCCAACAAGGAGCCGGTACAGGTCCCGACCGACAACAAGATGATCCGCGAGAACGCAAAGAGCTCGATGCGTCACATCACCGACCAGTGGGTCTCGGGGCACGTCACCACGAAGGAGCTGCACGCCGTTCACCAGCGCGCGAAGCATGTCCTCTCTGGCAAGCGACCGCACGAGTTTAAGGGCCCGAGCGGCGAACGCAAGATGAAGTTCAAATGATCATCGTTACCCAGATCCGTCTCGGAATGTGCTACTGCGGTATCCGTATGGATCGCTCCTGGCGATGAGCTACTTTCTTTTTGGCTTCATCTGCGGGGCGGTCTTCGTGATCGCTTACGCGAAAGCCTTCAGTACTTAAGCTATGCCACAGATAGGTAACAGGTACCTCCAGGGTACCCCTATACTACCCTACGCCAACGTCAAGGCGTACCCGAACACTGATATTTTCTTCGACCTGCAGTTCGTGGACCACACGAACACGCCGGTCATCCCGACAGCGATATCGCTAGAGATCGACGATATTTCTAGCGCCACCGTGACGATGGCGAGCACCCCCGTGACGCTGAACCCGGCCGGTGCGATAGGCACCGCGTCGGTACCGTTCACGTACCCGGCCTTCGCGGCGACTATGTATATGCAGGTGCTCGCCTCCGCGTGGCAGATGACGTTCCCGTACGTCGGCTCGCAGCTGTGCCAGGTCGGGATGCAGTTCACGGCCATAGATACCGTTACGGGGCAGCCCTTCACATCGACATCGATAATCGCGATCATTGAGCTGTGCGCGCTCGCGACAGTGAGCGGATTCGCGTACTGATTTTTCCGCTTTCGTCTAAGGCAGGATCCGGCATTGTATGCCGGGGGTGTGGTGTGCTCCCACAGGCGGATTTTTAATTTTTCTTTTTCGTTATGTGAGGTAACGGATATGGCGATTGAATTTCGACAGAGGCTGATGAATGATCTTGTGGCGGTGGCGCTCCTAGATAAGGCTGAGGGCATGATCAAGCTCCCGGACTGGCAGAGAGTTCTGCGTGGGGAGGTTGTCGCCGTCGGGCCGGGCCGGATGTTACCGCTCGGCGAGCGAGCTCCAATGGAGTGCCGCGTCGGAGATCTAGTCTCCTTCGCTGCCACCGCGGGGATGGACAGTTCCTATGGGATAGGAAAAAATATACGTTTGATGCGAGACACTGACGTCGACGCCGTGGTGATGACGTGAGTATAACGCGTAAAGAGCGAAACGCGCGCTGGGCCGCAGCGAATCCCGAAAAGAAAAAGTTATATAACAGTCAATACGCGAAAGCGCACCGACCTCGTATGAACGAGATCAACAAGCTGTCAAGATGGCGTAGAGAGGGTATAGAGTTCCCTACACGCGCGAAACCGGCAGTCTGTGACATTTGTAATCGCAAGCCTAGTAAGCGCGGTCTGTTTTTAGATCACTGTCATCTGACCGGAATGTTTCGTGGGTGGTTATGCGATTCGTGTAATCGCGCCATCGGACTTCTGCATGACAGTTCAGATACCTGCATCTCGGCCGCGCGATACTTACGTTCATGGGAGCTGAAATGATTTTAACGCCCGAATTGGAAGAAGTTGGACGACGCGTCCGCGTGCTACGGGATAGAGTTTTAATTAAACCACTTCCGTACGTGCACCCCACGTTACTGACACCAGGCATAGAAATATGCAAGGGTGTCGTAATTGCGGTAGGCTACGGCCGACGCCAACGTCGCAAAGTTGCGTTTAAGCAGGAGATCAGCGACGGCCCGCCCGTGCTCGGCCCCGGCGGCAAGGTTATGCAGTTCGCGAAGTCAAAGCTTTCCGGCAAGACGCTGTGGTTCGAGGACGGCCCGGAAACTGGCGCGATAATTCCAATGCAGATAAAGCCTGGCGACGTTGTCGAATACGGATTTAGAAACTTAACGCCGGTTGATTTTGATCGCGTAGGTTTTCCGGGTATTGGAGATTTACTATTCATTTGGCAAAAAGCAGTGTACAGCGTCGACCCGGACGAGTCACTGAACGAGTGCCTGATGTGGCAGCAGAGCGCCGGCTACGACAGGAAAGGAAATTTTATGTCAGGAAGCGAAGACTGGCATAGAGCCTAGAGTATGGGACAGAACGTAGCAGACGCAGACCAGCTAGGAAGTATGGCGAAGGCGGGCACGCCCGGCGCCCCCAAGACTGCGTGGGGCAAGTGGCCCAAGATAAAGCCGGAGACGGTCGCCCCCCTGCGCGACAGCATGCCGGACTTTTACAATCACCAGCCGACGCGGTTCGTTTCGAAAGATGAGGCGAAGGCGCGCGGCTGGAAACATTTTTGGACCGGAGAGATTTGTGTCACAGGGCACCGCGCCGCTCGCTACCTCAGGAACCCCAGCATCTGCGTGGACTGTCACCGGATCGAGCAGGGCAAGCTCCCGGTCTACGGTAAGGGTGTACCAGAGCTAGAGCGCCAGCGTGTTCGCAAGTACACGCAGAAGAATACGACCGCCGCGGGCCCGACGCAGCCGAACGCTGCAGAGAAGCTGTTCCTCACAAAGTATGCTGAGCTGAAGGATTTTGGGTACGCCGCCGACGCGTGCGGGCGGACAGAGTCAGAGTTTTTAGCGATCTTAAGCTGGAACCAAACGTTCCGCGAGTCGGTGAACCGCCTCGAAGAGAGCTTAGGTATCGCTAGAACACAGAAAATCACGGAAGAGTTTGATTGGGATGACGACAAGCGCAAGACCTTCCTCCTCACGTACGCCAACACGGCCGACATGAAGGAGGCGCTGCGCTTGGTACGCGCCACCAACGTCCAGTTTAATAGGGAACTGGTCGACAACCCAGACTTTCAGCGCGATTTTGATGAGGCCGCGCAGCTTGCTCGTAACGTGTTTGATCACGCCGCCTCCTCCAGCGCGATAAAGGGCGATTCGAGGATGCTCGGACGTATCGCATCGAACCTGTTCCCTGAAAAGTTCGGCGAGAACATGAAGGTCGATCTCAACGTTAAGCAAAACCTGACGGCGGCACAGATCAATGCAGAAATTACCCAGCTCATATCAGGATTTAGTCGACAGGGTCTACTCTCCGCTCCCCGAAGAGATGGAGACGATGCTGTCGACGCAGAATATCAGCTCGCTGAGCCCGAACGTGTCGATGAGGCTCCTGACTCTACTGAGACAGAAGAAGAAAACTCAGGAACAGACCCAAATAGTGACCTGGTTTCAGGATCCGACTGACCACCCGGCGCTTAAGGACTGCCCGCTAGGGAGAAAACACTACCCGAAGCAGATGAAGTTCTTCGGGCTAGAGAAAACGGACGACGAGATCGCGCTATTCGGAGGGAACAGAACCGGAAAAACGCACTGCGGGTGCTTCGCGGACGTATTGCACCTCACCGGGCTCTATCCTGACTGGTGGCCGGGCCGAAGGTTCACGCACCCCATCGATATGTGGGTAGCGACAGACACCGCGAAGAACACGCGCGACATTTTGCAAGAAAAATTCTGCGGAAAGCCAGGCCAGGACCAGGCTTACGGTACCGGGATGATCCCGGGCGACCTTTTAGTGCGACGGACCGTAAAGCACGGTCTCGCGGACGCGTTCGAGTCAGTTTTCGTGCGCCACGTGTCTGGCGGCATCTCGACATTGCAGTTCAAGTCATACGATCAAGGTCGCGAAGCCTTCCAAGGTACGCGCCAGCATCGTATCCACTTGGACGAGGAGCCGAAACTGGAAATTTACACCGAGTGCCTGCTCCGACTGATGAGTACGGTACCTGGCGAAGGTAACGGCACGCTAGTACTGACAGAGACGCCACTGCTCGGGGTCTCGGACCTGATGATCACATTTTTGCCGGACCTGTCGCCAGAGCCTGACTCTGTGCCGGCGTCGGTGTGGGAGACTGGTGAAGAGGAGACGGTAATCGATGAGTCGCGCAGCGATATTCCTTGATATGGATGACGTCCCGCACCTAGGCGAGAAAGAGAAGAGGCAGATCCTCGCG